GAGCAGCCAGGGCCATTTGAATAAACAGTGGCTTGACCGTTGCTCGAAACTCCTCCTGCTGGACACATATAGAGCCATCCATAACCATTGGAATTGGTCAGAAGTGTGGCTGAGGCATATGTGCGCAACAATTGGCTGTGTACCATTGGAAAGACCGGAAGACGGGCCGGAACGAGCTCGAAAGGATTCGAATATACTCGACCAAAATCTAGAGCTGCCTGTGATAGACGGAGTGCTCCGCCGTATCCATGCTCTAATATGTCTTGCATTTGTTTTCCATAGTTTGGTATTTCTTTTTGTTTCTGCCGGATTTGGTTCGATCGATTGTATTTTTCAACAACTCCGGTTTGGGATCCTGAGGTTTTTCTGGTACGTCTTTTAGTGGTTTTTGTTTGTTTGTTTTTTCTATTTGGATTAATCATAGGTTAGGTGTGAATTTGCTTACTACCTCAAGCTTGGTTGTATTTTTCTTTTCCCCCTACAACTAGGTCACGCAGAAAGATGCGCCGCTTAGTTTAACGTCGTTTCGGACGGAAAGTGGCAACTAATAATCTACGCGTTCAAGCTTGTCCAATACAGAATGTCGATAAGTCGCTAGAAGAACGATAACTTGGCTGAGAGTGTCAATAAAATCTAACATTTCTCCTTTATCGATTCCATAGCGTTCAAACATCCATGAATTGAAAATGTGATCATTTAAATACCAATCACATGTTGAAACAACCTGCCACTCTTGTAAGTTTTGAGGCTGTTTGAGGCATCCTTTGCAAAGGCGTTCCACTTGTGTGGAGATGGCTGAGTAAAACCAATTGATGGACATGTTTCCATATCCAAGCCATTGGCCGTAAAGTGCTTGTTCATATCGCATATCAAAAGGTAAAGGTTTTTGAGTCGTGATTGGGTTAGAAAGAGTCTTCCCAAATTTACATAAGAAACTTGGTAAACGCATCCATCTCAACTCATCTTCAATTAAGAAAATTGCACCTTTTAGGTAAGTACCTTTGAAATATGTGTCATAGGATTCTTTGAATTTCGCAACGAGTCCACACTCGGCATAGTGGCGTGACATGTCATCGTCTTCAAAAGAATAGGCATACATGCTACAAATGATGTTAAGTATACTGTTAGAAAGACAAGTGGTCGTTTCACCTGTATACCTCATTTGCAGGTTTTGCATGGTCAGCGGGCTCGCCAAAGTTGTATGTATGTCCTTGTACTTGTGGACAACAGTGATTGGGAGACTATAGTACTCTTCAATAAGATCAACCATTGCAGAGTATCCGTTGTTGTTGTAAACTATATGAACTAAATTACGCAAAAAATCGTTTTGAGAACGATCGAAGCCAGAGTAGTCGCATTCATAAAAGTTTCCATTATAACAACAGAAAGAGTCGTCCCCCATAATGACAAAATAATGGCGGGTAGGGTCTTGCAAAGATTTGTTCAAAAAAGAACAAATTGTGGTTGAGGTAGCTCCACATGTAAAATAGAAACTGAAACATCTGTTTGTGAAAAACACCTGCGTGGCTTCTGGAGAGAAAATACCTTCTTTTAAGGCTTCCGTGATTTCAGCACAGACATCCAGCATATCCTTGATGACCTGCTTGAGCTTTGGGTCGCTGCAGCTCTTTTCAAGGACATCATCGAGACTCTCGTACGAATCCTGCTTTTCCGTGGTGGTGTAGAACGAAG